CTCGCTGCTTCTTCACTGCGCGCTTGCCTTTCGTCATCTCGGGCTGCGCTCACAACGGGACCCGTCTAATCCTCGTCGACTTTGTCTAATCGTTTAACGAACGGCCGGCCCGCTCGCTTAAACACCTCCAGGAAACGCGGAGTCTCCGCGGACCTGAAGAACTGCGTGACTACCTGCCGAAACTCGGCAGGACCGCAGCCCTCGGCCATCAACTTGAAGAACGCCTTAGGGGCGTTCAAAGGAACCGGAGGGCCGCTCTCACTAAACTGGTGAGAGCAAAACTTGAACGACGAGGAGGACTCAACCTTGAACTCCTTGATCGTAACTCCAAGCGAGGCGTAAGCCTCAACGAGCTGCGGGGACGGCGTCTCCCCGGCATCGTCACCGGCAGCAGCTACCGACTTGTGCGCGCCCGACATCAAGCCCACCGCGAACGCGTCCAGAGAGCGCGTCGCGGTGTTAAAGTCGCTGGTGATAAAACACCCCGACTTCTGCCAGCCGTCTACAATCTGCTCCAGGACGAGCCCGTCGGTGAAGACGTACACGCCCTTCGAAAGCAAAATCAGACGAGCAACTACTACCCTCGACACCCAGCAGTCCGAGGGCATGCCGTGAACGGAGCACCAGAGGCGGGCAAAAGCCTCAAAATGCCAGGACTGTCGAGAGTACTCAAACCCTTGAACGTCCGACGAGACGAGCGGGCAGCCGGGACCCCCGGCCACCCGCTCGAAACACTCCACTACACGGACGACGTCTTCGTCATCGAACCCGACTCCGATACAAGACCAGAACTGACCCCACTCCGCCGCAAACGCCTTGTGCATAGCACCAAACAATAAGCGGTCAACGGCCTCGTCCACGACCGAAGCACACAAAACAAGTCTGTGCATTCCGGAGGCGAGCTTGGCCTCAGAGTGGGGATCGTTCTTCTCGATAACTGCGAAGGGGTCCACTAGACAGGCGTCGACGCACTCGCGGGGAGTGCGCAGACGGAGGTCCGCTGGGTCGACACTACCCAGAGCCGCGATCCTCATCTGGACCAAAGAGACAAACACCTCAATGTTCGCCTCGGCCCAGGCCTGCTTCTTGAGACCATCCTGGCTGTAAGGATGCCCGGCGTTGGCATCCGGGTTCATCTCAAGAACAACATGGGCGACGTCGTGAAACGCCGGTATCCCAGTACTGGCCCACCACGCAGGCGGGTCCGCTCGAGGCGCCTGAGATGCCAGCAAGCTCTCCGCTTGCTGAAGCACCGCCGGCGCCGGCACCGCCACGTGCCTATTCGTCATCAAAACTAAAGAAACGACGCTGCTCTCAGCGTCGCGCGGCGGATAACCATACCCGCGAAACTCCCCAAAACCCAACTCCGCAAAACGCTCCACGACAGCTGGAACCTCAAAACGCGCACACTCTTTCCGCCTCGGGGGACTGGTCTTGCCAATCACACGGAGGTGGAGGGAGAGGGGGAGCGCGACTGGCTCCCAGGAGTAACGAGCTTTGCCGAAGATGAACTTGCGGCCGCGGACCCAGGCGTCATGGGCGCCGTCGGAAAAACCGACTTCACCTCCGCAACGGGAACCTTCAGCTTCGAGGCCGCCACCTTCTGCAAGATGGAGACCAACTTGGCGTTGGTGGTCTTGACCTCGGACGTCGCTTTCGCGGCGGACGCGGCCTTAACCTCCTTGGCCCGACGTATCTTCTGCACTTCCAACGACTGGGTCAACGCGGCGACCCATCGAGAGAGCAGGAACTGGTCGCGGTTCTGGGCCGCGACCTTGGCACGAATCTCCGCGGTCTCGACCGGGAAATTGGCACGAGCCCCTTGCGCCAAAAGGGAC